GGCCGAAGGAGATTCTCAACGCCCTCTGTGAGTTGCGTCAGGACGGGCGGCGCAGGTATCGGCGCGGGCTCCTTATGATGCCGCGCAAGAATGGCAAGAGCATCCTCGCATCTGGCATCGCGCTTTACTCGCTATTCACCGAGGTTGGCGCTGAGGTTGCCATCGTTGCCGGGGATAGGGCACAGGCGCGCATCGTATTCCGAGAGTGCGCCAGGATGGTGGAACTTGACCCCATACTCTCCCGCAAACTACACACGCTCAGGGATGTGATTGAGTACCCAGAAACAGGCAGCGTGCTGCGCGTGCTCTCGGCAGACGCATCGCGCGCAGAGGGATACAACTTCAGCACGGTCATCTTTGACGAGGTGCACATTCAGCCAGATGACAGACTCTGGGCAACCGTGAACCTGGGCTCTGGTGCGCGGCGCAATCCACTCGTGCTCGGCATCTCAACGGCTGGAGCCAAGATGAACAACCGTGGCGAGTTCAGCCTCTGCTACACGCTCTGGCAATACGGCCAGCGCATCAAGAGTGGCGAGGTGGATGACCCCACCTTCTACTTCAGATGTTTCGCTGCGCCGGAGGATGTCGAATGGAATACACCAGAGGCGGCAGCCGCAGCCAACCCAGCCTTCGGTGACTTCCTTGACCCCGAGGACTTTGCTGCCGCAGCGCGCTCGTTGCCGCGTGACGAGTACGAAACCAAACGGCTCAACAGATGGGTGACCTCCAGCGAGTCATTCTTGCCGCAAGGCGCGTGGGAAGCACTAGAGGACAAGACACTCAAACTAGATAAGGCTGACCCTATCGTGCTTGGGTTTGACGGCTCATTCAGCAACGACTCAACGGCAATCGTGGCGTGCCGTATCAGCGACAAGGCGCTGTTCGTGCTAGGGCACTGGGAGCGTGGACTGGACGATGCGCTGACTTGGCGCGTACCAGTAGAGGAGGTGGAAGCAGCGATGACGAGCATTTGTTTGTCCCACGATGTGAAGGAGATTGTCTGTGACCCGTTTAGGTGGCAGCGCTCGATGGAAGCGTGGCAGCAGATGGGCTTGCCAGTTGTAGAGTTCCCGCAGACACCATCCCGTATGGTGCCAGCGACAAGCGCGATGTATGATGCCGTGGTGAATGGGAGCATCAAACACGACGCTGACCCACGACTTGCGCGGCACGCAGCCAATGCCACGCCATACTATTCACGCAACGGGCTGATGGTTCGCAAGGAGGCAAGGAATAGCCTCAAGCGCATCGACTTGTTTGTTGCAGCGATAATGGCACACAGCCGTGCTGGTACACTCTCCACAGCGGTGGGCCCCAAGCCTGCGGCTGCGGTGCAGTTCATTGAACTATAGGAGAGCAGATGGGAATCTTTGACCGCATCCTGGGGCGTGAACAATCAGAGGAGCAGCGCGTGGTATCACCGTGGTGGCCATCCGACCTCCCGCAAAAAACAGCAGGTGTCCACATCAACGAGGAGAATGCAACGAGCATCGGCGCGTTGTATGCAGCCGTCAAACTTTATGCCGACACCGTTGCCTCACTCCCGTGGGACACATACATCAGGGTTGACGGTGACCGAAGACCATATCGCCCGCGCCCGCGCTGGCTGGATGTGCCGGAGCCAAACAACCCAAACCGAACAGCCTTTGACTTTAAGCATCGAGTGGTCAGCAGCCTCCTGCTTGACGGCAATGCCTTCATCCTTGTGCTGCGCGACTCGTCTGACAATGTTATTGAAACGAGAGTGCTTGACCCGCAAAAGGTTGAGATTATCTCTGGCCCGATGGGTGAGCCCGTATACAAGGTCACGACAAAGGAGGGCGCGTCAACCCTCGGCACAGATTCTATTGTTCACATTCCGCTGTTCGCTACTGGAGAGAATCAGCGTGGCTTGAATCCCGTAGAGCACCACCGCGTCACCCTCGGGCTTGCTGCCGCAACGCAACTCTTTGGCGCCAAGTTTTATGAGCAGGGCGCAACGGTTGGCGGCGTGGTGAAGGTTCCAGGGGAGTTGACACAGGAACAGGCGCAGACGCTGCGAGATAGTTTTGCCCGAAGGCACGAAGGTGTTGACCGCGCCTGGCGCGTAGCAGTCTTGACCGGCGGCGCTGACTATTCGCAGATGAGCGTCAAGGTCAGTGACCTGCAACTCGTAGAGACAATGCACTATGGCGTGGAAGCAATCGCTCGCATTTATGGCGTGCCGTTGCACCTGCTTCAGTACCCAGGCGGCAACTCATCCTATGCAAGCGTGGAAGTCATCAGCATCGAATGGCTCCGCCTCGGATTGGGCCCACTCGTGGCACGGCTTGAGGCTGCATTCCAACGGCTGGTTCCAGGTGCTGACCGCACCTTCCTGAAGTTCACCGTTGACGGGCTCCTCCGCGCCACGACGCAGGAGCGCTACAACTCATATGCAACCGCACTTAACAATGGTTTCTTGAGCATCAACGAGGTGCGCGCCCTGGAGGACAGGACAGGGATTGGACCAGACGGCGATGAATACTGGAAGCCACTAAACATCGGGACAATCGGACAGGAGCCACAAGAATAATGTCATACATAATCACCGACATTGACGGCACCCTCACGACAACCGGCGATACACCAAACCAGCCTTACATCGATTGGCTGAAGTCATATGTGCAGGACAGCGGTGATGAGGTCATCGTTGTAAGCGCACGACCAATCCGCAGGCTAGTAGAAACAACCAAGTGGCTTGATGACAACAATGTGCCGTTTGCGGAGGTTCACCTTCAGGACTTTAACGAGCAGAGCAGCCCTGCTGTTGCAGAAGCATTCAAGGCGTACAAGTACAGCAAGTTGCAAGAGGAGTACGGCGATGAGTTGGAGTTCCTCGTTGACAACGATGCCGAGGCTCGTGACGCAGCAGAAGGTATGGGCATTCCTGCCTATACGCCAGACGAGGCAATGGAACTAACTGCTGACGATGAGAGCGATGACGAGATGCGCGTGCTCGTGGATGTTCCGCAATACATCCAGGATGCCGCTGCTCGTGGCTTGCAGTATCACGAGGCTGGGCTGAGCGGCGATGGCCTTCAGCCTCAGACCGTGGAGGAGGCGCGACAACTGCGCGCTGGCAAGGTTGAGGATGAGAAGGTGATGCGAATGCGCGCCTGGATTCTCCGCCACCGCATCGACTGGGAAGATGTGCCACGCAATAGCAACGCTGATGACGCTGACTTCCCCGGCCCAGGAGCAGTGGCTGCATACCTGTGGGGCGTGGACCCAACTGATGGGGAGAGCGCTGACCGCGTTGTACGATGGGCAGACGGCATTATCAATGCCACAGCAGAGAGGTTTGATGTGAAAGAGTTGGAAACACGCGCACTGCCAATGGGTGACTTTAGCGTGACTGAAGATGAGTCCGGACAAAAGACATTCACGGGGTACGCGGCGCTGTTCAACCAGCCGTCTGCGGGACTTCCATTCACGGAGGTCATCGCGCCAGGAGCCTTCAAGCGCACGCTCAGTCGCGCAGGTGCTGGCAACAAGGTCATCTCATTCCTGTTCGGACACGATGAGTCACGAGCCCTAGCCACTACTGCCAGCGGGCGGCTCGCCTTGCAAGAGGATGAGCGTGGGCTCCGAGTAGAGGCAAAACTTGACCCCGCTGACCCGGATGCTGCAAGCGTCATCAGCAAGTTGACGCACGAGGCTGCGGCGATGGGAATGTCATTTGGGTTTGCCGTGCCAAAGAATGGCGATGAGTGGGCTGGTGACCAGCGCACCATTCGTGAAGTGAATCTCTTTGAGGTGAGCGTGCTTAGCGCTGGGCAGACACCTGCCTACCCTGCGACGCTCGGGCTCACCGCTGTGCGCAAGTTGTCCGCCGAAAAGATTGGCGTTGACGCTGAGCGCCTTATGTCGACGCTGGAGAGCATCAAGGCAGCCAAAGAGTTGTCTGAAGATGAACTCCAGGTAGTGGACCAGGTGCGCGAGACACTCGCGCCAAAGCGTGCCGGGATTGACCCGAGCATTGCGAAGGCGCAGTTGGTGCTTCAGCAACTGACCACTGAAACGCTCTGAAAGGTCACGAGGCAGCGCTCCGCCACCATCGAGTGAGCCCGCGCATCAGCCATCCCACCTGGGTTGAGCAAAAACAAACAAGAGTAGACAAGGAGGCCCATTGTGGCTGATGTAAAGAAGTTGCACGAAAAGCGTGCGTC